TTAATAGAATAAAATTGAAATTTTTAATGGATAAAAGGATATTACTCTAATTTCTTTTATTAACATTTTTAAAATTTTTCTTGTTTCTATAACATCTTCTTCATCATAGTTTTCAATAATAAATTTCAACTTTTCTAAAAGTTTTATATCATTATTTTTTGGAATATTTAAATTCTTTTCAAATTCAATTTTTTTTTCTTTTGCAATTTTAATTCTAGCATTAAGATCTTTAAATCTATTTTCAAGTTCATCTTCACTGATATAACTTTTTTGAAATAAATTTATTATTCTTTCTCTCTCATTTTCTAATACTTTTAAATTCTTTTCAAGTTTTAATAATTTTTTTTCATTTTTCTCAATATCATTAGAATTATAATTATTCAAATCTTCTAATTCTTTTGAATTTAGAATCATTTCTTTAATAGTTTTATCCATAATTTTAGCAGAGAATGATTTTTTATGTTTTCTATTTTTACATGAATAAGAGTAATAAGCATATTTAGTATTGTCTTTGTAACTCCTATTTCTCTTTTGCTGATACATCTTATCTCCACATTCACAATAAATCATAGATGAAAACAGTAAATAAGGTTTATAATCTCCATAAACAACTCTTGATTTTATATTTTTTTCTCTAATAGACTGACAAAATTCAAATAATTCTAAGGGAACAATTGGTTCATGAAGTCCTTTATACCATTTTATGTCTTTTTTACTTACTTGAGTTCTATTTTTTTGATTTAATTCTTTTACATATTTTCTTAGAGGGACATAACCAATATAAATTTTATTATCAATAATATCAACTATATCCATTCTTGTTTTATTAAATATTCTAGCAGTTTCAGTTAAATTGAAATTTTTAGCATATGTTTCAAAAATACTAAGAATATAAGGAGCCTTTTCAGGATCAGGAATAATCATTTTATTTTCTCCTCTGATATAGCCTGTTGCTGGTCTACCATGAACAAAATATCCTGCTTTTGTTTTTTCTTCCAAGTTACTTTTTATTCTTAAAGACATCTGCTTTAAATCTTCAGTACCCCAAGCTAAGAATATAGAAAGTGTCATAAAATCTTTTAAATATGGCTGTGAGATACTATCAAAAGTAATTTTATATAATTCTAACTCCTCAAAAAATTTCATTCCTGTTGAAATTTTTCTTGCTATTCTTGAAATTTCCCAAAAAACTATTTTAGTATATATTTTTTTACTAATAGCTCCAAAAAGTTCATTAAACTCTTTTCTGTCATCTATTCTTCCACTTTCAATATCTTGGTAAACTTTTAAGACTTCATAACCTTTTTCTTTGCAGTAGTCTAAACATTTTTTTAATTGAAGATTAAGGGAGCTATCACTCCCTTTATCTCTAGTTTGTTCTTTTTTTGATACTCTAATATAAATTGCAACTTTTTCCATTTATGAAGCCTTTTTCTTTAAAATTAATTTATTGTAAAGTTCTTCAATTTGTTCTACTACTGCTCTTTTTATTATATTTATTTCTTCATTTTTTACTGGTTTATTAGTTTCCATAATCTACTCCCTTTAATATAAGACTGTGGAGCTTTTTTATTCCAAAATCTTTTTATCTTAGTTCAATTCTATTTAATTTTCTATACAAATTTTACAATCTGTTTCTGGACAATATATTTCTCCATTATTCCATTTTTTATTTGAAGCAAATTGATGTCCACAATTACATTGATATAAATATCTGTTACCTTTCATTCTATTTTTACCATTTCTTTTTTTAGATTTTGCTTTTAATCTTTTGTAGCCTTTATTAAATTTAAAATAAATATCATTCCCAAAATATTGGTGTCTACCTAAACCTGTATAAAACATTTTCCAAGTTATTTTACAAGCCTTTCTATTATTGCTTTTTGAATATTTTTTTGCTAGTTTAATAATTTCTTTACTTATTTTTTTAACCATTCAAATTCACCCATTCTTTTTGCTCTTTCTTCGTTTTTAAAAATTTTATTTCAGCCCACATTACTTCTGACAACCATTCTCCTAAAAGTTCATTTAATTTATCATCACTATTTACTATTTCTTTTGCTTCTTTTTCTGCATAATCCCAATCATCAACTAAATCTATAACTTTTGCATTAGTACTATGACTATTACTTAATAAAAATCCAACTCTATATTTACTCACTTATTCCTCCTGACATTCTATAATTCCAGTACCTTAAATAGCCAAGTCTATAAATTTTTGATAGAACTATATCATTCACAGGCTTAGCTTCTTTGTTTATTTTAGGTTTTCTATAACATTCGATCGTTCTATATGGAATACTACATTTCTTTTCTACTGCTATTAAAATTCCACATTCTTTTGGAATTAATTCTAATGCTTTCTCTTTCATTTCTTCTGGAAAAGCATAGTAGAAATTTTTTATATTTCCATCTTTATGTTGATGTTTTTTCTTAAAATCTGCCTTTAAATCAGATAAAGATATTTTTATTTCCACTTCAGTTAAATAACATTTTTTAGTAACAATCAGCATATCACATTCGTGATTTACTATGTTTCTCCAAGTTGCTGGTTCTACTTCTGTATCAAGCCAGGCATTATTTTTAGTTACTCTTGGAACAATTGCTAAACTTCCACTTTGAAAATAGGTATAAATTAATGATTCCATTTTATGTGTGGTCATCCAATTACCTCCAGTATTTACAAGAAAAATCTTCTTGTTGCTCATAAGCAAGCTCTATAGTTGTAGCTTCTGATTTTTCAATAACAAAATTATTTATTTCATCTGAAAGTTCATCTGCTAAATCATATAAATCATTAGGATCTAAGAACCTTCTGAAATGATTATCAAAAAATTTTGTAACAATATCCAAAGTTCCCCAACCAGAAGAGGGAACATCTGGATAAAGTTTTTCATTCAAAATAGTACATTTTCCTTTGTTATAGTTAGAACACCATTTACAAATTTTTTCCATTTAATTCACCTAGTATCCTAGTTGTTCGTGTAAGTCTGGATTTTCAAAAATGTTGCCAACAATTTCAAAGTCTCCTTCTCTTTCTGAAAGGTGTTCTGTAATATTTTCATAAGAAACACGATAAGTACCATCTTCATCATCATAAGAAATTAGTCCATAAATATCATCTATACCATCATTGAATTTAATTACATCTGCTTCATAAAGCTCTTGACCACCATTGTCTTTTAATCCTGTAAATTGTAAAAGCTCTATATTTTTAAATTCAGCTGTTTTATAATTTTCATTAAATAAATTATCATCTTCTGTGTATCTTATATATTCATAATTAAAATCTATTCCAATAATAGATACCATTTTCTTTTCTTTCATTAACCAAGCTTTCATTTTAAATTTTTTCATTTTATCCTCCTAAGCAGTTTTAATTTTCATAATTTCTCTATCAACCATATCTAAATATTTTTCAGACGATTTTATTAGTTCTTGAACTTCTTCTTTAATATTAAGTTCATTGACTAATTTTTTAACTCTATCTAATTTAAAATTTTTAATGAGCTTATTCCAAGAATGAACTGTATCTGTAAATCCAGCTGGAAGCCTTTGTAATTTATCTTCCAAAGTCATTGGAGCCTTTTCCCAGATAGAGTTTGCACAATCTTTAACATGAGCTTGCATAACTTCTCTAGTATAGAAATTTTCTTCATATTCTATGTCTTGGTCTTTAACATCGTCATAACATTTGTTATAAATATCAGATGTTAGATTTTTACATCTACCTAGTAATATCTTGTAATAAGTATTTAAATAACCATCTTTTTCATTTTTCCAAACCTTTTGATGATTACCAATTACAATTTCCAATGAAAGCAAAAGTGTCTTTAAACTTAAAGCATCAAGCTCACTTTCAGTAGGTTTTTCTATAAATTTAATTTCTTTCTTTTCATTTATCTTTATTTGTCTTTTCACAGTCTTTTGAGCTTTCCTCATTTTTAACACTCCTTTCTGCTAAAAGAGCAGCTAATGCTAATTTTAAAATATCCATAAAATCACATCCAAGTTTCTAATAGAAGAAAAGGAAAGTTAAGTTTATGTTTCAATTTTTTCCAGAAGCTAATTTCCGTACAGTCAACTTTAAATCCTTTTATCTTCTTATTTTTATAAGCTATTACAACAGCTTCATTAAAACTGCTTGCAGTATATTCTCCACCAACTAAGTAAAAGTCTTCTCCAATTTTTCTTATTTCTAGCATCATGTCCTCCTGTTTTCTTGACACCACAAATAACTTACTGTAAAATAAAACTGTCTGAGGGCTTTATCAGCACGAGCAAGTTATTTGCAGTGTAAAATTGATAAAGCTTCTTTATTCTGCAAATTTTTTTAAAACTTCAATAAAAATTTCAAGTTCTAACACTTCTTTTTTGATTGCAGTAATTCTTTCAATTCCTAACATAGCAACAGCAACATCATCTTCTATTAAAGATTTATTATTTCTTATAGTAGCTTCTGCTTTTTCAATCAAATTATCTTTATAATTCATATTTCCTCCACTAGTTGTTGTAATTTTTTTATATACTCTGTAAGTTCTTTTTTATATTCCTGCTTATCAGTATCATTTAATTTCATTGTTCTTTTTTTCATTCTTTCAACCTTTTTGAAATTAAAAAACTTTTGTCCAGTTGGGAGAAATTCTCTTTTATTCTCTTCAATGACAGGAATTAAAAGATTTCTAATTTCTTTAATTTTATATATGTCATTCTCTAAAATACTTAAAACTTCTTCATACTTAATTTCATTATTTGTTAAAATTTTTATAGCTTGATCTGAATAAGAAAATATTTTTTCTTTAAAATCTGGAAATTCCTTATAAAATTTCCATCTTTTTAAATAGACAGAAACAGCATCTTTAGTTAATCCTTTTGAACTATACCAAGCCATAAATGACCCTGTAGGCTTTAGAGTTTTTTCAATCAATGCCAGTGATGAACACATGTCAAATAGATTATTTTTCATTTTTTTATATGTATTCATAAATATTTTTTCTTGCTCAGACACAGTAGCAATTTCAACATCATTTAATTCGTAACTAGCGAAGTCAAATTCCTTTATTTCTGATTTAGAAGATATAACAACATCAAAATCATTTTCTAAATTTTTATTCATTGTCTATCTCCTTCCAGATATTAATAAAAATACCTTTAACATAATCTAATTTTTGAGATTTACTTTCCCATATTAAAGTTTCTTTATCAATTAATTTAGAAATAAGACTAATTTCTGGGATAGGAAAACTTAAATGGATTCCTTGTACTCCTAATTTTTTATTCAAAAAATCATAATATTCTTTTTCAAGTTTTGTCCTTCCAGTTCTATTTGGAACAACAGCCTTAACCTTGTTTAAATCAACTTTTTTTAACATACTTAATACTGAATGTGTTGTAATATTATCAAGAAAAGTTGGGATAACTATATAGTCAGATACCTGAATAAATAAATTATCTAATCCCATTACTGGAGAACCATCAATAACAATATAGTCATATTCTTCTTTTAAAAGTTTTATAGCTTTTTTAAAAGCCTCATCAAAAGAATTTTTTATCTTATATCCTTGCAGATGCAAGAAGAAAAGATTTTCTCTTAATTTTTTAATTTTATAGCTTTTACCTTCAATGAAATCTTCAAGTCCAAATTTGCTTGTATCATCAATTTTTACCCCTGAAAATTTTAAAATATCATTTTGGGAATCACTGGTAAGAATCAATGTCTTTTTATTTTTTATTAATGCTTTGTGTGCTGCTAATTGTAGAGTTATATAAGTTTTTCCAACTCCACCTTTATTATTTTTAACTAAAATAATTCCCATAAAATCCTCCTATTTTTTATTTTTTTTCTAGCTTATTTTTAAAATAAGTTTTAGAATTTTTTAAATTCACAAATGTGTATCCAGATTCTTTAAGAGTTCTTAAAGACTTACTAAGTCCTCTTTTTTTGTTACATAAGTGCCAAGCTCCAAATTTTTTAATAACAATTCCTGATAAAACTTCATCATCTTTAGTTGCAAGAATAAAGTCTTGTCTATAAATCATTGAGGTTCCAGCAGTATATCCAGTTGCTTCAAGCCATTCAACCTCTTTAAAATTAAGCTCTTTTTTTTGTCCATTTGAAATAACTATTAATTTTTTATTTCTGTAGTCAATGAAGCTAACACTATATGTTTTTTCATCTGTGTAACTATAAATTTTTCCTCTTAGCATTATTGCTCCTTTCAGTTATAAAATTCAGGGTCTTTTAGACTTTTAAATGCTCCAATTTTTATAGCACATAAATGCCATAATAACTTTCCATAACTGGAGCAATATTTATATTTTTCAAAATCAAGTTTTTCTTCATCAGGAAGTATTTTATTGACTTCTTCAAATTGTTTTTGAACTTCACACCATTTTGCAAATGGCATGTTAATTTTTGTTGTTCCCATAAACCTCCTCTCTAAATTAAACCTTTTTCTTGAAGCTCTTCCAAAATAAAAGGGCTAATCAATCTATAATACATAGTTTCACTTTTATTTTTTAATTTAGAAAAATGCTTAATATCATGTTTTTTTAATATATTTAGTTCAATATTTTCTTGCTGCTCTAGTGGGAGACTTTTAAAAATTTCAAGATATTTTTCATTCTTTTCACACTCCTTTCTCTCTTCTTCTTTAATTTTTTGATGTTCAGTCTCTTTCTTTTCAAGTTCTTGAAAATATCCAGTTGCTCCTGGAATGTATTTAAAACAAAATCTAGTGAGTTATTTTTTAATAGCTCTAAAACTTTAACTTCATGTTTCTTAGAAAAAGTAATTTCATTTTCTATGAACCATTGTTTTACAGTTTTTAATTTTTCATCAAGCTCATATGATTTATTTTCTTTATGATTTATTTCTTTATTTAAGTTATTTATATTATGTTCTTTATTGTTGCTAATTTTTAACAAACTAGTTTGTGAACTTTTTACAGAGTAGTTTGTAAATTTTTTGCAATCCAGTTTGTCAATTTTTAACAAACTAGTTTCCGTTTTTTTAAAAACTAGATTTTCAATTTCTTGAAAACTGATTTTAAAAAATCTACGGCAAGGGGTTCCTCTATTTTCTTGGATTAGTATATTAGTTTCTATTAAATCTTGAATTATTTTATTTTGTTTATGTCTACTTAACCCTGTTAATTCTTCTAAGGTTTCAATAGTCTGATAGAACCAACCCTCATCATCAGCTAGTCCATCACTAGCTTCAATAAGAATTGTTAGCAAGAAAGCTGGTTCTATTCCTAATGTTTTTACTATCTGCTTATTTAATGTGTAGTAATTGCTACTCATTAATAACTGTTTAAATGTTCTTTCTTGCATTTATTAAGCTCCTTTAATTATTTTAAATTTTTTAAAACTTCTATTATTTCATCCAACTCTTTCAATTTTTCTTTTATTAATAAATCAGTGAAATATAAGTTTTTTCTATAATCAGGCTCTTTATTATTTTTCCAGCCATCATAATGAATACTTATACAAAAACTTGAACAATGTCCCATAAAGTTAAAAAATATTGTATTTTTTTCTTCATTATTCTTTTCTAATGATAAGTTTATTATTTCCAATATTTTTAATCTTATTCTTATATCCAGCATAACTTTCACCTAGTCTTTTAAAATATCTTTCAAAGTATGGATTTCAACTTTTTTAGTACTGATATATTTCCATAATTCTTCATCATCAATGCCATTATCAAGTTTTATTTGGTATTCTTTTAGAGCTTCTTTTCTTAATTTATCTAATGCTACTATTCTAGATTCTATATATTGTTTAGTTTTCATTATTACTCCTTATTTTGCCATTCCTTTGTATAGTTTTTCCAATGAAACCATTGCTTCATCAACTTTTGAATGTCCAGATTTTTCAATTATCTTTTTAATTTTGTTATACCAATTTTTAGCTTTCTCTTTATTGCTATAATGACTAGGATCTATTCCTAGAAAATCAAGTTGAGTTTTTCCTCCTAGCTCAACTAAGAAAAATATATATTTAGAAGTTTCATCTTTGAAATATAAATTATTTTCCATTTTCAACCCCCATTTCTTTCTTAATTTCATTAATAAATCTAGCATCAATATTCAATGCACAAGGTTCAATTTTAAAATCTTCTGGAAACTCTGAATAATTTAATTCAATTTCATTTTTAGCAGCTTGTAAAGTAGTGAAAGCTGAAAGAATTATTTTATCTTCATTTGTGATAATATAGATTGTTCTAATCATTTTTATCACCAGCAATCTTACAAGCATATCCAATTTTTTGTAGCTCTTCCTTGATTTCTAAAAGTTGGACATCTCCAAATCTTTCAATTAAATAATTCAATTCTTTTAAATTCATAAATTTTTCCTCCTCTTTGAGAGAAAAAAACTTGTAAAATATAAGAAAACATGTTATAATTAAGCATAAATCAAATAGGTGTTTGCAAAAGTTAAGTACTTTCTCATTCACTATTTAGTAAAAAGGGCTTCTGGCAGGTTGTCCTTTTTTTCTTTGCTCTTATTCATCTTGCATTACTTTTCCTGCTATCATTCCTAATTCAAAGTATTCATCTTTTATATTTTCAATTACTATAAAAAATAATTTTTG